CACGGCGCGGCCCCTTTCCCCTCGGCCGTTGTTGTCTTTAATGGGCGTCCTCGTTACTGACCTCTTTTAACTGTCCAGGTTGTCCAGGTTGTCCCACTCCGAAAAACAGAACTTGGACAGACAAACCTTTTATATATCAAATAGTTAGGTGGACTGTCCCGGTTGTCCCAATAAAGTAGCGTAAGTCTTCTAAATAAATAAATAAGTATATAGGTATATTTGTTGTTTTAAGGGGGTACCTCCCTGTAGTGGGACAACCTGGACACTTGGGACACTTGGGGAAGACATAAGTTGGGCGCAAGAGGTACCCTGCGTACTTGACTTTTTTAGTTATTTTACTATATAGTCCAACTCCCCACAAAAAAGAGGAGTTATAACTAATGGTTTTTGGACTTGATTTAGACTTTAATGCGGACCACGCAGATTCGATTGTTGAACATTGCTGCGAAAAAAAAGGCATGACTGACATGGAGGCATGGTTGCACTGCCTCACGGTATCTGCTTCACTGTGCCCGTCCCTAGAAATGACGATAGAAACAGTGAAACAGATTTATGCCGACGCAGATGCGGTGGAACTAGACATTGAGCTCCTGAAGGAACGAAACTGATTGACAAAGCCGGTGCAATTCTTCGATGGGGTTTTTATTGCTTTCTTGTATATTTTCCGATAAAATCGTAGACGTTGGTGAAGACCGGAGAGAAAAAATGGACACAAAACGTTGGAAAAGCATCCTGGTTCCGCTGGAGGTGTATGAGGAAATAAAAGCCATGTCAAAAACCGAGGGTAGAACCATCGGTGGGCAACTTCGTGTCGTTTTTGAATGGTACAAGGACGCCGAAGTAGATGTGGAAAGCCGTCCGGAATAACAATTGCCGATAAGGAGAAGGTTTCAGATGAAAGGTGTTAAACATTACAAAGAAGATGGCACAGAGCATAAGGGTTCTAGCCACAAAATGGCAGACGGTACTCTGCATACCAATAAGTCGCACACTAAAACAAGTGTGAAATTATTTCACTTGAAAGACTTGTCCGCAAAAGCAAAAGCAAAAAATAAGAAGTAAGGTGTATCCTAGATCATGAGACTAAGTATTCTTTTAGGATTTTTATTGATGGCCACTGCCGGAGGCTCTTACTTCTATATCAATATGCAAAAAGCGCAGCTCCAGCAGTTAAAGATTGAGTTGCAAACGGCGATAAACAACCAAGCTGTGTTGGAAGGAGCCATTGCCCAGCAAAATGAGCAGATGCAGGCGCAGCTTGAGTCTCAGCGTCAGAATCAGGCTCTCATATCAGAGCTCTCAGAAGCTAACGATGAAGCGCGTCAAGAGGTTAATCAGCTTAGAAATACCTTTTCGCGGCATGACCTTAATAATTTGGCCATCGCTAAGCCGGGATTGATAGAGAAAATTGTTAACAAAGGCACAGCAAGGGTTAACCAGCAGTTTGTTGACTTAACTAACCCAAGGCAATTCGATGAAACTTTTAATCCTGAGTAGTGTTTTACTATTAACCGGCTGCTCTACGCTGGGCGGCATGTTTGGTAAAGCAGCCGTACCTGTCGTGGCTCCCGTTGAGGTTGTCACGATTACTGTGCCAGCCCCCATGTATCATCCACCGCTGCCCGAGGGCCTTACGCCAGCCGAAATTAAATGGATTATTTTAAACACCGGTATTATGCGTGAGTACATTGAAAATTATGATGCAGGAAATGCGCCCGCCGTGGCGTATTATGCATTGACGGCTCAAGCCTATGAGAGTTTGGCAAACAACCTGGCCGCCATCAGACGTTATATAAAACAGAATCTCCATATTATAAAATACTATCGGGACAACGACCCGACTCGAAAAGAAGAGAAAGAGGAAGAATAGCGATGGATGCACCAATCAAAAAAAGAGTAGACCTCGAACTTGAGGTAACAACAAACAACATTGGCGCAAATCCTTTTCATAAGTGGGTACACTTGGCTAAAACTGTCGATGCGTGGCGTATATTCCCCAGAGCATTCGTTTCTGTCTACATCTACCTGCTGTACGAGGTTGTCACGTGGTTCATGACCCTAGATACACCAAATCTTGAGCAAGCCGGGCTTGTTTCCGTCGTAGTCGGGGCAATGGCCGCCGTTTTTGGCATATATGCAGGGACTTCGCAATCTAAAAACTTCAAGGGAGAAGAAAAATGACGGAAAAAGTATTTGTTAACGGCCTCATGGCTAAAAAACCACGGGACAACGCCCCCGAATGGGTGAAGTGTAACCTTAGTATAAAGCGAGAAGAACTCGTGTCGTGGCTCACGGAGCAAACAGGGGACTGGATCAACGCGCAAGTGTGTGAAAGTCGTAACGGAAAATGGTATGCGGAGGTGGATACGTGGAAACCGACAAACGGATCAGCGATGTAAATTGGGAATGGGCGGTCAAGCAGGTTGAAGATGTGGTTAACGACCGCGTCCAGCGACTGGGGAACGACCAGGTTTTGACTTTTGCCGAAAGAGAGTTGCTGAAGTTAAATATTAGAAGGGCTTGGGCGCGAATATTAGTGGGTTGAGGTAGTTAATTGCGCTTTCTGGTATAGGGCATCTCAAATATAAAAAAAATATTTTCTTTAAATATACCCGTAACCAGTGTAACCATGTAACTTTAGTACAAAATGTTTTTAAATACAATTACTTAGTGGTAACACAAAGTCACTTTTAATAATGTAACCTATCAATAGTTTATGTAACTAATAGGCAAAAATGCGTCAATGCGGTTTGAGATTTGTTTTTTTTTATTTTCTTTTTTCAGATTGCCCTATACAGGAAAGGCGTTTTAAGGCAAACTTTCTGAAAATCACTGGAGAAATAAGTGACCCGTAAAACCAAGGCAAAGTCTGATCCGGTGGTTGTTCCGCGAAAGGCGGGTAGGCCAAAGGCGCACAAAGCCCAACCCTTAACCAGGCGGCAAGAGCTGTTTGTTAAAGAACTTGTTTCCAAGGACGGGCAAATTACAATGCGGGAGGCTGCCATCAATGCCGGTTACCCCGCTTCAAGCGCACACACACGTGCTTACGAACTGACCAACCCGCACATGAGTCCGCACGTTGTCTCGCAAATTCAAGCGTATCGGACTGAGTTAGATCAAAAGTACGGCGTCAACTATCAACGGCATTTGCGGGACTTACAAACCATTCGGGATGTCGCGATGACTAACGGCGCGTATTCGGCGGCGGTTCAGGCAGAGTATCGCCGGGGCATGGCGCAAGGGGACATCTACGTTAGCAAATCTGAAATCAGACACGGTAGTATTGATTCGATGACCCGAGAAGAAGTCCTCAGTGCACTAAAGGAGATCAAACATAGTTATGCCCCAGTCACTATCGAAGCTGTTGCCACGCGAGGGGGCAATGCCCAAAATCGCAACAAAGCGCGAAAGCGGCTTTTGGAAACAGATGAAAAGCGAATTGAAGAAAAGCCCGAGGAAGCTGACAGCGACACGTCTTGAAACTTGGGCGACTCCGGGTGTCCCAGATGTGTTGTTGTGTGATGAATCAGGCGGGTTTCATTTCATTGAGTTAAAGGCAACTAAGGGTAACGCTGTTGAGTTGCGCCCGCATCAAGTCGCATGGCTTTCTCAACACCGCCACGCCAGCGTCTGGGTATTAACCCTGAAGATGATCACAAAGAATAATCCGGCTTGTCTTTTTCTGCACCATGGGCGGGACGCGATGGATTTAAAGATGCAAGGTTTGAAGGTTGACGCTGCTTTTAAAACCGAAGAGCCTTTCGAGTGGGAAAGTGTGTTTCAGTTGATTGTTCCCAGATAATTCTATATAGTTTTATATCTTTTTTACCTGACTTGAGGGGTTTTAATGTTTTTAATCAAATGGTTGGCAGTTCTACTTTATGGCAAGGACGCCGTGGATAGTTTTGAAAAGAAACCGCGGCGAAAAACAAGGGGAAATAATCGTGGAAAAAGATAAACACGGGCAACCAGGGGACCGGGGAGCCGCCGATTTTTGGTATCACCGTTTACCC